CAATCTTTGACACGCGGCCGGTCATCAACCCGGTGGCGCTGGCGAAAGCCCAAGTGGGCTTCAAGGACGGCATGAGCAACAACGGCAACTCCCCGCAATTCCGTTGCCGCACGAGCGACGTGCCCAACTTGAAGAGTGGCCCGGGCACGCTCGTGGAGGCCCGCGGCCGTGATTATGCCGTGTGGGATGTTCAGCCGGACGGCACGGGCATGTCCCTCATCATCCTCAAGGTGGCGTGATGCACCAACGGCGCGTTCTTCGTGACTTCGCGGCCGCGCGCATTGCGGCCGGGGTTGCGGCTTTCGGGCTCGAAAGCGAGCCGACAATCCAAGATGACAACCCGGCGGTTGGCGATTCGCGCGTCTATCGGAGCCGCGAGGCGCCCGCGAACTTCGAGTCCATCCTCAAAGATGGCCCGATGGTCAACATTTACGCCCGCAAGGACCACATCAAGGCGGAGGACTATCCGAAGAGCGGCTTTGACAGCGGCGTGAGGCGCACGCTTGAATTGGCGGTGGAAATCACCGCCATGGGCGTGTGGGCGGTTGACGATAAGCTGGACGCGCTCGCGGAAAGCATTGAAACGCTCATGGAGCAAGATTTTGAGGTCCCGGGGCTCCCGAGCGCGGAGTTTCGGCTCACCTCCACGGACATCGACTCGTCCGATGCGTTTGACCAGCCGCTTGGTGGCGCTCTCATGCTCTATGAGGTCAGCTATTGGCGGCCGTATCGCACGGACACCTCCGAAGAAAATAAGATTTGCGAGGTGTATGCAAGGGGGCCGGACGGCATCGTTGCCCAAGTGGGCGAGTGCGACGGCGTGTGCGAGCCCGGGCCGGTCTAATGCTCCAATTCGAGCGCACCCGCCACGGCATCGCGGGCTTCGCCGCCTCCGATACGGAGCGGCGCCACGCTGGCGCCATTGAGTTCGGCAAGGTCCACGAGGCCGACTATGACAAGCGCCGCCTCAAGGTGCTCATCGGGGATGAGGACGATGAGGACGGCCACCTCATCACCGGGTGGCTCCCAATGCCGGGGCTCCGCGCGCAAAATGACTTCGATTGGCACCCGCTTGAGGTTGGCGAGCGCGTTGCCGTGCTCAGCGCCTCCGGCGAGACGCAAAACGGGCTCGTGCTCCCGGCCGGTATCTTCTGCGATGACAACCCGGCGCCCGGCGACAAGGCGGGCCTTTGGATTCGGCTTTTTCAGGACGGCGGCAAACTCACCTATGACCGGGACTCCGGCGAGTGGCTGTTGCTCGGCATGTCCAAAATCACGCTTCAAGTGGGCGGGTGCAAGCTGGAAATCACCGATTCCGGCTTCGCCTTCTCCGGTGGAACCATCACGCATGATGGCGTCAACATCGGCAAGGACCATGTGCACACGAACGTTGACCCCGGCGCCGGAGTCTCAGGCCCGCCGCAACCATAGCGATTGAACCGCGCCCGCCACGCTTGCGCGCTCGCGGCATAGTGCAACCATGGCCGGACTGAATCGCATCACGGGCCAGCTTTTGGACGGCTGGGCTCACGTTGAGCAATCGCTCAACGTGCTCATCACCACGAGCCTTGGCTCGCGGGTGGAGCGCCGGGACATCGGCTCGCGGCTCCCGCGCCTCGTGGACTCGCCAATCTCGGCTCACACGCTTGTGGACTTCTATGCGGCCACCGCCGGGGTCATTGACAAGTGGGAGCCCCGCTTCCGCCTGACTCGCGTCACGATGGCTGAGCCCGAAAACGGCCACCTCAGCATCGTGGCGGAGGGCATCTATTTCCCGCGCGGCCACCTTGGCGACTTCTCCATCCAAGAGCCGAAAACCGTGAGTGTTTCGCTATGACCCTTCGCTTTGCCTCTGACATGCTGGACCTCTCGCGCCTTCCCTCGCCGGAGGTCATCAAGGGCGTGGATTATGAGCAAATCCTCACGGAGCGCCTTGTTGACCTCAAGGCGCGCTTCGCGGCCATCGGAATCGAACTGGACACCCTCAACCTTGAGAGTGAGCCCGCGGCAATCCTTGAGCAAGCGGACGCCTTCCGCGAGGCATTGACCAAGGCCGCCATCAACGACGCGGCGCGGGCGGTCATGCTGGCCTTCGCCACCGGCGCGGACCTTGAGCACCTTGGCGCCTTCTTTGGCGTCCAGCGGCTCACCGTCACGGAGGCGACGGCCGATGCGCCCGCCATCATGGAAGATGACGCCAGCCTTCGCCAGCGCATCCAACTCGCGCCCGAAGCCCTGCCCTATGCCGGACTCACCGGCGGCGGCTATCGTTCGCTCGCGCTGAAAACGGCACCTTCGCTCAAGGACGTGCAACCGCTCAAGCGGCCGGGCGGCCAAGTGGACGTTGTGCTCTTGGGCCGCGACGGCTCCGGCGTGGTCCCGGCGGCCGTTGTGGACGCGGTTTACACCGCTTTTCAGGATGACGCCTCCACCCAACTCACGGACATCGTGACGGTCCGCTCCGCGTCCATCACGAACTATTCGGCCACCATCAACCTCAAGGTCCGCCGCGGCCCGGACCCGGCAATCATTCGCGCCAGCGCGGAGAAGGCGGTGCGCGCCTACGCGACGGACCGCCACCGCATCGGGCTCGTGGTCTATGCTAACATGCTGATGGCGGCCGCCGCCGTTGGCGGCGTGGAAGAGGTCACCATTGACATTGGCGACGTGGACCCCGGGGAGTCAGGCGCCGCGTGGCTCGACTCCCTCACCATCACGAGTGAGGTGGTTGGGTGACGGAGCCCGCGCTTCTCCCGAACAACCGGACTCCGCTTGAGGCCGCGCTTGAAGGCGCGAACGCCGCGCGCTTCCCGCTACCCACGGAACTCGTGGCGTCCGTGTGGAATCCCGACACATGCCCGGCCGACTTGTTGCCCTATCTCGCGTGGGGCCTCTCCGTGGACCTTTGGGATAACAATTGGCAGGAGGCGACCAAGCGCGAGGTGTGCCGGAAGGCGCTGGCGCTCCACCGGCTGAAAACCACCCCGGCGGGTATCAAGGCGCACGTCAAAGTGGCGGGCGCCGAAGTGCTCAAGATTGTCCGCCCGCCCGCGCGCGAGTTCCGCCGGGGCGCGATGACGGACGCCCAGCGCGCCGCATGGCTGGATAGCTTGCCGCAAGTGCGCATCTACCCGTTTTCAGAGGTCCCCAACCCGCCCCTTGCCCGCTCGTTTTTCAGCGGACCGGGCGGCAAGCAATTCTTCGGTTACCGGGACTCCGATGTGGAGTTGGACATCACGGACGAAGATGGCAACCCGCTCGGCGGCACGAGCATGGCGGCCGAAACGAGCGACACGCCGCCAAGGCCGCTCAAGTTCCTCCGCACGTCGCGCGGCTTCTTCCTCCGCGGCCGCCGCGCCACCTTCTATGACCAAGGCGTTGAGGTCCCCATCACTTACGGCACAACCGATGACGCCGAAGTGGAGCGCGTCTATTTGCGCCGCACCGCGCCCAACCGCATGTTCTTCGGTAGCAGCTTCATCGGGCACGGCTGGGTCCGCGCAACGGCCGCGGAAACCAACACCATCACGGTTCAATTCAGCGATGACGTGTTGCCGTTCCCCGTGCCGCCCAGCATGGACCCGGTAAACGTGCGGCCCCAGCGCATTGCGCAAGGCCGCACGGCGCCACTCGGGCGCGGCTTCCTACTCAAGCGCAAGCGCTTCGGCGGCTTCATGAAGGCGAGCCACGGCCCGCTCATGATTTATGACCGCGTGGCGCTCAACGACCCGACGCGCACCGGCAAGATGCGCAAGGTGCGGTCATTCCACGGTCGCGGCCGCTACGGAATCGACGCCTTCACGGCGGAACTCCAAATCTGCGTTCCGATGCAGCGCAAGCGGCGCACCGCGGGGCGCTGGCACGGCGCCGGATACCGCAAGAGCGCGGACATGACGCCGCTTTGGAGGGCTATTGAAGCGGTCCGTGTCTCAAAAGCTTTTCGGGATACGGTCCACATCAACACCACCACGAAGAGCGTGGTCAAGTTCGGTAGCGGGCTCACCTTCGGGGAGTTCGTCTTTGGGCAAATCAAAGAGGTGAACTAGATGGAAAGCCTTGTCATTTTTCAAGACGGCATGGACAATGACCCGGCCGACTTCAACGACCTTCAAGATTACGCCCAGCGCTCACTTGACCACATCGTGGGCGATGCGGTCACCAACGAGCGCAAGTTTGCGGGCTTCAACGCCACGAGCGACTCCGCCGTCAATCTGACCGTCCAGCCGGGGCGCTATTACAGCGGCGGCAAGGTCTATAACGGCGCCGACCTTTTCACTTATGACTTCACCACGAAGCTTCCCGCCGCGACCAAGCGTATTGCCACGCTCGTGGCGTGGGGGACTGAGGTGGACACGGACACCCGCCCGCGCGAGTTCCTGATTAACGAGGAAACGAACGCTTCCGAGCCGCGCGTTGTCGCCATGGAGCACGCGCGCGTGGTCAACATGAGCGTGTCCTTTGGCGATGAGAACGCGGACCCGATTCCGCCGGTTCTTGACGCGAGCGTTATCTCCGTCGCCACCATCGTCCTCACGCCCACCGGCATCGAATCGGTCACGATGACAACCGAAAACATGCTGGACTCGGTGGCTTCGGTTGCGAGCCGCACCGGCGACCTTGAGGCGTTCCAGAAGAAGATTGGGCCGCAAGTCCAGTCGCTCGGCTCCGACATCGCCGCGCTCACGAAGGGACAGGCCAGCCTCGTTGGCCTTGAGCCCTACGGCCGCACGCTGGACCGCCTCGCGGTCCTTGAAGCCAAGGACGGCATCCCCAGCACGGCGTTCGATTCCTACTGCGATTTGCTGTTGGACGAGTCGGGCTCCGACCCGGACTTCGCGGGCTATTCGGCCACCGTCGAAGAGGGCATCCGCTTCCCCGCGGAGGCTCCGGCCACTTCGCAGCTTGCAATCCTCAACCCGCTCAACCCGGCGGCCAAGATTGTCGGCGGCGTCCTCTTCCCGGCCTACACGCGCGTCAAGCGCGCAAGCATCGTCGGCACGAAGGTGGGCGAGTTCCCGCTCGCAAGCTATTCCTACACGGACCACCACTTGGTCCAGAAAACGGCTTCGCGCCACCGGCTCCGGCACGGCCCGGCGCGCACGGTCAGCAGCGCGGCCAATTGGCTCAAAACCGGCCGCTTTGACGTTGCCGCGAACGTGTTTCGCCGCGCGGATGAAGCGTGGTCAGTTCCGGCCAACCTCAAGGTTGAGGCGGTCAAGAACCACGTCCCCGCTCGCGCCAAGAACAATTGGGAGGACTCCTATGAGGCCCCCTATTGGGAAGAGGTCACCGTTGCCAATACGGTGAGCGGAACGAACGCCGCGCAAACCTTCCTCAACGCCAACGACATGTGGCTTGACGCGGTTGGCATCACCTTCTCGCGCCTCGCGGCCGCTGGCGGAATCACCGTGCTCATTTGCGAGACGGACCGCGGCATGCCGCTGTTGGACAAGGTGGTGTCGCAAACCGCCGTGGACCGCTCGGCGCTCGCGCTCAACGAGGAAACCGTCATCGGCATCCAACCGGCGTTCCTCACCGGCGGCGTGCGCTATGCCATCGTGGTCCTCACGGCCGCGGACCATGCGTTGGCCGCGGTTGCCGGTTCGTCCTACCCGGAAGGCACGTTCTTCTTCCATCAGGACGGCGCCTACGTCCAAGGCGACGGCACCAAGGCGGTCATGTTCTCGCTCTATCAGGCTCAGTTCACGGCCTCGCGGGCGGTCATTGACCTCCAACCGCTGAGCCTTGCGGGCGGCATTTCCGACATCGACATCCTTTCGTCCGCCATCCTCCCGGGCTCCACCCAGCTTGCCTATGAAATCCAAGTTGGCGGCGTGTGGTATCCGCTCGCGGCGGTGGACTCGTCCATCCTCGGGGCTGGCGGCGTCATGCCGAACCTCGTGGCGTTCCGCGCCGTGTTCACCGGCACGCCGGATGTCATGCCGTGCCTGACAATCTCCAACTCGCAAGTGACCATCGCGCGCTCCAAAACGGCGTTCACCTATTTCGGCGCGCTGCGGACGCTTCCGGCGCCGTCCACCAACATCCACGTCACCGTGCGGTTGGAGGACTTCGACGCGGCGCACCACACACTCACCGGCGAACTTCTCACCGGCGCCACCTCCGCCACCACGGAGGCCGCGGACTCGTCCTCGGATGTCACCAACCCGGATGGCTCGATTGACCGCACCTATGTGTTCAATCTCGGCGCCGGTGTGACGGACATCCGCGTGAAGCTTACGGGCGGCACGGACAACTCCCTCAGCCTCTTCCACATCGCTCAGCGCAAGGATTACGCGCTCTAATGGCTCGCCGGTATCCGAAGAGTCAAAGCGGCCGCTATGACGTGACCCTCACCCGGCCGTTCACCCACCTTGGCTTCACTTACAGGCCGGGGGCGGTGAACGTCCGCGAGGGGCTACTCAAGACCATGCTGGACGAAGAGGGCTTGGTGGCCAATGTCGGCGCTTCCTCCTGAACTAGACTTCTCCACGCCGCTTGGCCGCGAGGCAACGCCGGAGCGCATGAACCGCGCGATGGCCTACCTTATCGCGCGCTTCAAGGCGGTGGAGGCGTTGACGCCGGACGTTGAGGCGGCGCTCGCCACGCTCAATCAATTGGGCTTGGACCGCATCACGGAAGTCCTCACGCCGATTTTCAACAACGCTGAGGCCATCCAAGCAACGCTTCAAGCTATCAAGGATGAGTGGGCCGCGGACACCACCCCGGACGCGGTGCGGGATGAAGCCATTGCGGCCGTCACGGCCGCGTTCGCGGACTATCGCAACCGTTATCAAGGCGCGATGGCCGCGCCACCCACGGCGCGCCCGGACGGCACGCCGGTCCAAGTTGGCGACTCCTATTTCGACACCACGTTGGACGCCCAGCGCGTGCTTGGTGCGGGCGGCTGGAAAAATGCGGGGTCCACCGTCGCATCCATCTTCGAGACGTTCGCAATCACCGCCACCGCCGGGCAAACGTCCTTCGCAATCCCGAGCGGCTATGACCCCGGCATGGTCATCGTGGCCAAGAACGGCGTTCTTCTCAAGGATGCCGACTTCACGGCTACCGATGGCGTCAATGTGGTGCTCGCCGCTGGCGCGACCGCGGGCGATGTCATTAGCGGCTATGCGTTCGGCGCCATCACCACGTCCAACGTGTTCACCCAAGCGCAATCCAATGCGCGCTTCCGGCTCATCGCGGACAGCTACACCAAGGCCGAAGTTGATGCCGCAGTGGGCGCTAAGGCGAACTCCGCGGACGTTTACACAAAGGCGGTCGCGGACAGTTCTTTCCTCAGCAAGTCCGGCAATCTTGGGGGCCTTACTGATGCCAGCGCCGCGCGCGGCAACCTTGGGCTCGGCTCCGCCGCGCTCCGGGCGGACACCTACTTCGCGGCCGCCGCGAACGTCTATGACAAAACCACGAGTGACGCGCGCTATTCGCTCAAGGCGGACACGCTGGACCTCACCACCGGCGATGCCCGTTATTTGCAGTTGGTCAACGCCTACGACAAGACGGAGGCGGACGGCCGCTTCCTTCAAATCACGGACAACCTCGCCGCGATTCCCGACAAGGCGGCCGCCCGCACCAACCTTGGGCTCGGCTCCGCGGCAACGATGGCGTCATCCGCGTTCGTGAAAACGGGCACGGGAGCAAGCGGCATCACCCTCCATTCCGGCACTGGCGCCCCCGCCCCGGCGCTTGGCGTGGATGGTGACATTTACATCGGCTAGGCGCCGGTGGGCCTCTACCGCAAAGCCGCCGGAGCGTTCGGGAACGCGAGCGTTTACCGCAAAGAGTCCGGCTCGTGGGCGCAACGCCAGCTTTACCGCAAGGAAGGTGGCGTGTGGGTGCTCAAAACCGCCGCGCTGACCGCCACCCCGAGCGCGCCCAGCCGCTCGGCAATCGACACCACCGCAACGGTGACCACCGCAAGCGTGACGGTGACGGCCGCGGGCGGGTCCGGCTCATATTCCTACTCGTGGGCCAAGGTGTCCGGCGGCGATGTGGTTGCGAACTCGCCAACTTCCGCCACCACCACCTTCAAGAGCGGCGCCGCGATGACCGTGGGCGAAGAGCGCACGGCAACCATGCGGTGCACGGTCACGGACACCGCGACCGGCGCAACGGCCACTTGCAATGTGACGGTGACGCTGGACCGCGTGGCCGCGCCCTCCATTTCGCTCAACAAAACGAGCCTTTCGAGCACGGACCTCACGGCTTCCGAAACCACCGCCTCCGTGACCGCCACGGGCTCAAGCGGAACGGCGCCTTACACCTATCATTGGACGCGCGTGAGCGGTGCGGGCTCGGCAAGTTCAACCGGCATCGCGTGTGACAGCCCCAACGCGGCCACCACCACCTTCACTTCGTCCAGCCTCACGGCTGGCGAAACGCGCTCGGCAACGTGGCAATGCACCGTCACGGACGCCAACGGCTTCACCGCCACCGCCAGCATTTCCGTGACCATCGCGCGGGCCTCCGCGCTCAGCGCGAGCGCGAGCCCGGCGAGCCTCAGCGGGTCCGGCACAACGGCCAGCATCACCACCGCCTCAAGCGCGACCGCTACCGCCTCGGGCGGGGCTGGCCCCTACACCTACTCGTGGACGAAGGTGAGCGGCGGCGCCATCACCCTCGTGAGCGCCACCTCGGCAAGCACGAAGTTCAAAGCGACCACGATGGCCAACGGCGAGTCCCGCACCGCGACGTTCAAGTGCACCATCACGGATTCGCTGGGTCAAACGGCCACCACCGGCAACGTCACGGTGACCATCACCAACACGGCCTCCACCGGCGCCACCTACACTCCGGCGCCCGGCACTTACAGCGCGAGCGACACGGGAAGCGTTAGCTACACCATCGGCGCCAGCGCGAGCGTTCCGTGGACGTGGAGTTTTTCGGGGAACAACGTGACCGCCGATGTGGTGAGCGGGGATTCGGCCACAAGCATCACGTTCACGCTCAACGCAACGCTGAGCGCGGACCACGCGGCAACCGTCACCGTCAACTCCGGCGGCAATAGCTGGACGCTCAACCTTACGGCTTGGGCGAGCGGCGGCGGGGGCGGCGGCTCACCGTAAGGCCATTCAACCCGCCCCGCGTGAGCCGCCGGGCGCGGTTATGGTCAGCCACAACTTATTCCGAAGAAGCGAGGGACTAGCCCGATGGCAACCGACTTTTTGCATGGCGTTGAGGTGGTCACCGTTGATGGTGGACCCCGCCCGATTCAGACGATTCGCTCCGCCATCATCGGCATCGTGGGCACCGCGCCGGAAGCGGACGCGGCGGCGTTCCCGCTCAACACGCCGGTGCTCGTGAATAGCCGCGGCGGCTACGGCACCATTGGCACCACGGGCACGCTGCCCAAGGCCCTCAATCAGATTTTCGCGGAGTTCTCGCCGTTCGTGGTGGTCATCCGCGTTGCTGAGGACGCGGACGCGGACATTACCCTCGCCAACGTGGTTGGTGCCATTGACGCGGGCACGGGTGCCCGCACGGGCATCCAAGCGCTTCGCAACTCTCAATCACTCGTGGGCGTCACGCCCATGCTTCTCATCGCGCCGGAGTTCACGGCAAGCCGCCCCACCGGCGTCGATTCCATCACCGTCACGGACACGGGCGCGGGCTACGCCGCGGCCCCGGTCATCACGTTCACCGGCGGCGGAGCGGACCCGGACTTGGTGCTCCCCACGGCGCACGCCGTTCTTGGCACCGGCGCCGACGCGGGCAAGGTCACGGCGATTGTCATTGACACCCCGGGCTCGCACCTCACGGCCGCGCCCAACGTGGTCATCACCGGCGCGAACACCACGCCCGCCACGGCAACCGCCACCATCGGCTCAGTCAAGAATCCGGTTGCGGGAGCGCTGGAATCGCTGGCCACTTCGCTTCGCGCGCACGCCATCATCGGCGGACCCAACACCACGGACGCCGCGGCGCTGGACTACCGCGAGGACTACGGCTCGCGCCGCGTTTACATCGTGGACCCGCACGCCAAGGTCTATGACACCACGGCGGCCGCCTACGTTTCGGCGGACCCGGCGGCGAGCGTTGCCGGGCTCATTGCCCGCGTTGACGCGGAGCAGGGATTTTGGAAGTCGCCTTCCAACGAGGAACTGTTGGGCATCGGCGGCGTGGACCGGCCCATTGACTTCGCACTTGGCGATTCCAACACCCGCGCCAACCTTCTCAACGAAAACGAGGTGGCCACCATCATCCGCGATGAGGGTTATAGGCTGTGGGGCAACCGCACCACGTCCAGCGACCCCATGTTCGCGTTCCTTTGCGTGAGCCGCACCGCGGACATGATTGACCTGTCCATCCAGCGGGCACACCGCTGGGCGTGCGATAAGGGCATCACCCGCGGCTATTTCGATGACGTGACCTCTTCGGTTAACGCCTATCTCCGCGACCTTGAAGCCCGCGGCGCCATCGTCGGCGGCAAGTGCTGGGTGGACCCGGACTTCAACGACGCCCAGCAGATTGCGAACGGCCACGCCACCTTCTCCTATGAGTTCACGCCCACCTATCCGGCTGAGCGCGTGACCTTCCGTTCGTCCATCACGGACGCCTTCATCACCAACCTCTTCGCCGCCAGCTAAAGGGACCGTAACCGATGGCAACGCCTCGCATCCTCAAGAACATGAATTGCATCGTGAACGGCCGCGGCATGGCGGGCGTTGCGAAAACGCTTAAGCTGCCGGAAATCGCGCTCAAAACTGAGGGCTACCGCGGCGGCGGCATGGACGCCGAAACGGAAGTGGACATGGGCATGGACGCCATGAAGGCCACCTATACGTTCGCGGACCCGGACCCGGAGAACTTCAAGCTTGTGGGCGTCACGAGCGGCAACTCCGCGCGCGTCACGGCTCGCGGTTCGTTCGTCCGTGACTCGGACGGCGCGCGCGTTGCGGTCACCGTGGAAATGGGCGGCCGCTTCAACAAGCTGAGCATGGGCGATTGGGAAGCTGGCAAGTCCAGTGACCAAGAGTTTGAGCATTGCCTCAACTATTACCGGCTCAATGTCGGCGGCGAGGATGTCATTGAAATCGACGTTCTCAACATGAAGCGCATCATCGGCGGCGTGGACCAGCTTGCGGGCATCCGCGCGGACATCGGGCTCTAAGCCCCGGCGCCGCATCCTCACATAGTCTCAAACGGTCAAGGAAAGGCCAAGCATGAGCGACATTGACAAGCGGCTGAGCGCCGACATTGAATTGGACTTCCCGGTGGAGGTGGATGGCAACACCATCAAAACCATCACCATCCGCCGCCCGAAGGTTCGGGACCAACTCAAGGCGGACCGTGCCAAGGGCACGGAGTTTGAAAAGGGCCTCGCGTTGCTCGTGGACCTCACGGAGCAACCGCAGGAAGTCCTTTTGGAACTGGACCCCGTGGACCTTGAAAAGCTGGATGGACAACTTGCGGCTTTTCGTGGGCTGGCGCCGACTCCGGAGAGTTAAGAGTCAGCGTCCTAGGGCTTCTCAGGATGACCAAGGGCGGCATCACTCTCCGGGCCGCCTTGGACATGGAATTGGACGATTTTGAAGCTTGGTGTGACGCGGCCGTGGAACTTGAGCGGCGGATTTCGGAGGCAACAAAGTGAGCGCCCGCGGCCTTAACATTTTCGTCAACATCGGCGGCAAGCTTCTCCCCTCGCTCAACCAATCGGTAAAGGGCGCGGAGGCGCAATTCGCGTCCATGACCCGGACCATGAAAATCCGGGCGGCCGAAATGAAGGCCACTTGGCGCTCCACGATGGCGGCCGCGTCCCCGCTCTTGGGGCTGGCGGCCGCCGGTGGACTCATGTTTTCCGCCAAGGCCGCCATTGGCGACAGCGCCGAACTCTCGCACGAACTCCAAATGTTGCGGAACGCCGGGCGCACCACGAAGGACTTGGCGAACGCGATGAGCGCCGCCAACCGCACCATTCAAATGCTTCCCACCACGACTCTCGTGGACAATCTCAAGGTGCTCAACGAAACCACGGGCGCCTTCGGCAATTTCCAGCATGCGCTTGAAAACCTCACGTTCAATCAGCGCATGGGAAGCATGCTCCAAAACATGCTTGGCGACAAAGCCGGGGACCCGGGCGACATTTTCAACAACATGGTCCGGTCCATGGAAATGCGCGGCGTGGCCCAGCAAGCCGCGAAGTATCAGCGCGAGTCCGCGCTCGCCTATCAGGCCATGATTTTCACCCGCGGCCGGTTCAACCCCGAAGAGTTCCTTGCCTATTCGCAGCAAGCCAACCCGTATAACAAGGGACTCTCCCAGCGCTACCTTTACAAGATTGCCCCGTCGCTCGTGCAAGAGTTCGGCGGCGAGCGCGCGGGCACGATGATGAACACCTTTATGGGCACGTTGCTCGGGAAGGCCAAGAACAAGATGTCCACGGAGGCGTGGATTAAGCTTGGCCTCTTGGACCCCAAGGGCGTGGTCTATAACAAGGTGGGTCCGGTGGGCTTCCGGCCGGGCGCGATGAAGGGCACGGACCTCGCGCTTAGCGACCCGCTCAAGTGGAGTGAAACGGTGCTCATCCCGGCGCTCCGCGCGCACGGCTATGACACCTCCAACCAATTGAGCCTCGCCAAGGCGCTGATGCCGCTCTTCCGCGACCGGAACGCCAACCGGCTCGCCAACGTGCTTGTCTATGACCAAGACAGGGCGCGGCTCCACAAGGACGAACGGCTCATCAACAAAGTCCCGGGCGTGGACAAAGCCTACAGCGACACGCTCCGCCGGGACCCGCTCATGGCGTGGCAAGCCGACAAGGCCGCCATGAACAACTTGCTGTCCACGGTGTTCGGCACGAGCAAGGGCGAAAGCCCGGTGGCCGTCGCGCTCGTGCACATCGCCAACGGCATCAACATGGTGGCGGGCGCCTTCCAAAAGCACCCGATGTTGGGCCAAGGCGTGGGCGCGCTGTTGCTGGGCTCGGCTGGCCTCGCCGGGCTCAAGGTGCTTGGCATCGGGCTCCGGTTCATCCTCTCCCCGCTAACGGGCATCTTCAAACTCTTGTTCCTGTCCGGCGCCCGCAAAATCGGGCTCGTGGGCTACCTCTTCCGCGGCATCGCCGCGGGCGTCCGCTTGCTTGGCCCGCTCTTGCTCCGTGGCCTCGCGGCGCTGGCCCCAATGGTCATGGAGGGCTTGGCCGCGGCCTTCGCGCTTATCTCCAACCCAATCGGCTGGGGCATCATCCTCGGCGCCGCCGTGCTCGCCCTCGGCTATTACTTCCGCGGGCCGCTCTTGGCCGCGTGGAAGCGGGGCTGGAACTCCCTCATTTCGTGGGTGCATAGCGTCAACTGGCGCGGCATCGGCATGAGCATCGCCAACGCGCTCACGTTCGGGCTCGCGGGCAAGTTTGCCAACGCCATCGCCAACCTCAAGAACTCCGTGCCGTCCGCAAATGTCGGCATGAACTCGACGCGCGGCGGCCTCGCCGGTGCGCGCGCT